GTTGCTCACTCTCGCTACGTAACCCATCGTCTTCTCTGCTTCTGGTGTTACTGTTACTAGTTTCACTGAGTTCATTATTAAATCCTTTGTTTCTCTTGAGTTTTTTTAATTTAAGTTCGTACTTTGCATTGTTCAGTTGTTTTTTCATGTAGTGTATTTCTAAATCTGAATACAACTGGTCTTGTTTAAGTGCTGATTTAATTAATTTGATTTGGTCTTTGAGTCTCATTACATCTCTTCTTGATCGGCATACGTGATACGTTTTCCATTGTCCTCAATATAAGAAGTAGGATCAGAATAAACTTCTGCTTCTAATTCTTCAACAACCATCTTTAATTGTTTGATCATTAGTTTTAGGTGGTTCTTATCCATAACAATATATCTACTCACTATATATTAGCATTAAAAAAGAGGGTTTTCAAGCCCTCTTTATTTTATCTACATAAGTATCTCCTTGCATATTCTTTTACATGAAGAAGAAGATCTCATCTCATCGCAGTCAATAATACATTCAAAGTAATCGTCGAGTTTATCGTTTTCATCAGACAATTCATTTAAAGTATCATCAAAGTGTCGCCACCCATTTAACTGTGCGTATGATAATAAGTTGTGCATTTTCTCACCTCCAACTCTTTACTCATCATATAGAAAGGGGTAGGGTTCATTTTAACACCTCGCTAAACTCTAGTAGTATGTAGACAAAAAAAGGAGACCATTTGGTCTCCTGTATTATACTGTTATTTCTCTGCTTGTCTAGGATTAAACAGATTCCAGTGTGTCATGTTGAATGGTTGTAGATAAACCCATTTTGCGTAATGGATACCCCTGTAACAGAGCATTGCGAACACTCGTTCGGGGTCATGTTTTTCAGGATCATACTCTGGTAGATCTGTCCCGCCCCAGCTAAAATGGATTTTTAGCATCGGTCTATCCTCTATTTAATTGAAGAAGCATTACCTCTCCATAGATTAAAGATAGAACAACAACCATAGCAAGAGAAATTTCTGCGATTACTTGCATACTTCCTCCTTATTATTAACTGGAACACCACGATATACGAGTGTCTTTTTGTTGTTATTCATAGAAGTCTTTGGACGATCTGTATCGTACTTAACTCCTCTATATGTGACTTGTGCCATTTGGTTTCTCCTAAAGTAATTGGACTATTAATCCGTTCCTTCAGTCGGCTTTTGCGTCTCCCGTAGGAGATGAACGTCCCGTTCCGAGTCGGCTTACTTGCGTCCTAACTGCCATGCCTCGCAACTATCAGCATCAGGAACCTTAGTTTTGAAAAAATCTACAAGAAATTCTTTCGCATCCTGAGAGTGATACTCATCGCTGAGGATCTCAACTCTTGCTTGGTTCCATTCACTACACGACATTTCCCAGTGAGAAGCATCGTGTTCAGCAAACATTAATACTAATAGTGCAAGACCGTGCATGTTGGATGAACGTATATGGTTATTATACCATATCTATTATATTATATAGTGTTTTGAAAACGTAACACTTGATACATTAATTAATATTTAATCTTCTCTTAACTTCCCACTCTACACTTCACGTTACCAGATATTGTAATGCCTTTGTTGCCTGCTATAACTTGGTGTGCTACCCAAGATGGAAACAAAATCATTTGTCCACGTTTTAGTTTAGGCATGTAGATGATAGGCATGTCCTCTGATATACGACGAGGAGTTTGATTCTGGATATCACTAAAGTATGGATTAAAAAACTGAGTCTTAGTTTCTTCAACACTATAATTAATTATAAAACTCCATGTAGTCTGTGAATGAATATGATATCCTTGAAAATCAGTTTCATCATACTTATTCTTCCATAAATTTTCTATATCAATAAAGTCTACAGGATCTTTCAACTGTCTTAAACAATGTATAATCTTTTCTCGTAGATATTTTATTGTTTCTTTTGGAATTTTTGTCTTACGTCCATAGGTACTATTGACTCCACTCTCCCACGTTGGTTTATAATCACCAGGAATATTAATAAAGTTTAGATCAACTTCAAGTTCAAAGATTGGTACAGCAAAGATATCTTTTCTCATTGCTCATACGTTTTAAAAAACTCTTTCATTGTTGTTTGATATCCAGACTCTTGACTAGGTGGTTCCTTTATCCCCTTCATCTTCTTGTAGTCGTTGTGCATCGCTTGGAGCAACCATGCCTGTGCTAGTTGAGTCGGACCCTCTTTCAACAATTGGATTTGAAATTTCGATAGACCAGCCTTCATCTCCAAATACTCCTGTCTCCACAATGTGTGGGGTGCTTTGTCTTCCTTCTTGCTCATCCCATTCCTCCAATAGTTGTTTAGCTTGAGAGTCAACGTCTCTCATTGTGTTTTCTATTTTAACATCAATCCATTTTTGTTTCAACCATTCTATTAAACCTATTCCAAGGTGTTGAAGGTATGGATTCTTGAAGTTTTTATACACCCATCTTTCTGCCTTCGCATACCATGGGTCAGTTCCCTTTCCAAATTGTTTTTGGAAAGAAAATTTCATGTCTGTGGTTTATGGTCTTTCATACCATCATGATTTCCATCATGAGGTAGTTTTCCATAAGCAAGATATTCAGCAACTTGTATAGAACCTTGCAATCTTTCAAGTTGTTTATCTAACTCTATCCATCTTTCATAAGCATGATCAAGTTCTGCTTGCTCTGCTTCAAGTTGTGCAACTCTTTTCGTAAAACGTGCTAAAAGTTGTTCGTAATTTTCTGTTGGTTTCATTATTCTTTCATGTGCTGTTTATCTAATGCTTTCAACTGCTCCATGTATTCTTCTCTACCATCCTTGGTAAAGACTTTCTTTTCATAATCAAAGTAAGGATGTGGTTCAGCAGATACTACTGGATCCTTTGTCTTGTTCTTAATAACAATGAATCTATCAGCAGCAAATGTTCCTGCTAACTGGACTACAACCTCGTCTCCATCCTTCCAGTTGATGCTACCATCTTTCTTAGTGTGTAGCATTGCTTCTTGTATCTGATCAATTAGTTCTTGAGTTAGTTTCATTTCTTTTTCTTTGGTTGTTTAGCACCAGGAGGTTGCCATAGTTTAGGATTGATTCTTCCCTCACTCTGTTTCCATCCAACAAAATCTTTACGATATTTGTCGTAGTAATGATCAAACAAATCCACTGCCTTTTGAGCGATTGCTAAATCGAATCTAGTTTTTGTGTCTAATTTATATTCAACCAGATAGGCAGTGTATGGAAGAGATCTATCTTGTGCATCTTTTGGATCACAGTTCTCTTTTAGGATAGTAACTTTATCACTCAAGATCTGTTGCCCCATTGTATCTGTGGGAACGCTTCCTCCACACACGCTCTAGTGATCTTCCAACGCTTACCTAGTTTCTTATCCTTAGCAAGGCATAGAACTTCTGCTTCGCCTGCTGTGAGACCTTCTAGAAGTCGTATAAACATAGACTCACGTTTAGTTTGATTGATACTTGATCCACCTTTAAAGAAGTGATACAAGATTCTAGATTCTTTTTCCAAGACAGTATGTTCTGTCCCCTCTGGTGCTTCGTTCGGTTGATATGGAACAGCACCCTCTGGTAGGAGAGATATAATAGACTCATCAAAGTTAGCAATCAAAACAGATCTAAGTGCCTGTGTGTTGTACTGTTGTAAAAGTTTGATCTTCTCCTTTTTTGTTTTCGCATTTGATACTTTTTGAAGTACCTCATTAATCAATAGTTTCATCTAGGTCGTCCTCATCGACAAATTTAACTGAGTATAATTCTTCATTTATATATTGACCTGTCTGGTCATACATTTCTGGGTGCATGGAGACTGATTCTTCTTCATTATAGAAGTAGTCGTGCATGAAGTCCTTTGCGGTCCACCCTGCTACAATCCCAACACATAAAAATAAAAATGATGATGTTGCTGAGAAAAATAGGACATATGTCGCTTCCATGATTCAACTCCTTAGTTGTCTGTAATTTTCTCCCAACTAAGATTCAGTTTAATTCTAAACTTTCGCCTGAGAAGAGAGAATGATAAGTCTGTCCCTATCTGTGTTAAAACAGGGGACTCTGGCTCTTTCGCTTGCCTCCTTCTAAGCATAAGCTCTGTGCCTTTATTTATAGCGTCTTTACCCATTTGGAGTAGTAGATACCATTTTTTTCTTGACCAGATACTTTGCTGTTTCCACCAGTCCACCAATAGGTTTTCCATCAATGATTACATGTGGATAACCACCTGCTTCGGGAAATTTCTTAATGAAATCTTCCTTAGTAATGTCTTCACCGACATCGACATATGTAATTCGTTCTTGTGGAATATTAGAACGTTCTAGTAATTCATGTAGGTGTAAACAATGCACACATCCTTTTAAAGTATATGCTGTTACATTAAACTCTCTAATGAATCCAGTTTTATCCATGATCAAAATCCTTTAGGTTTATTTGTTGTTTTCTTGATGTCTATGACCTCCACGTTTTTTAATACGTTAGGAAGACTCTGGAACCAATGTGCATTCATCTGATCCCATGTATCAAATTCAACTGAATCACCCGTCGTATAATTTATACGATAGCGATGCCGATCATAAGGTATATCACTTGTTTGTGCAAACCATTGTGGATCGTTTTTTGAAATGAGTTTAGTCATGATACCATCTTAGCACATATACTTAGTAAGTCAAGAAAGAAAAAGGGACGGTTAGGTCCCTTAAACAACACATAATTATGTTAGGACTGGTCCTAACGTGATACCTATTGCAACAAAGAATATAAATTCAAAGATGGATAGGTATCCACCATACTTTACTAGAAATTGAGTCATTTTTGCTTGTGCTCCTCAGCATATGTTTACAGTGCGTTACCTCGAGGTAATACTTCCTCAGGGAATACGAAGTTTTCATGTGGTTGATCTACAGAGGACATCCATGCTCTCATACCCTCGTTAAGAAGAATGTTCTTAGTGTAGAAGGTTTCAAACTCTGGGTCTTCTGCTGCTCTTATCTCTTGAGATACAAAGTCGTATGCTCTTAAGTTAAGTGCAAGACCTACGATACCAATTGATGATGTCCACATACCCATTACAGGTACGAACAACATAAGGAAGTGTAAGAATCTTTTGTTAGAGAAAGCAATACCAAATATCTGTGACCAGAATCTGTTTGCTGTAATCATACTGTAAGTTTCTTCTTCCTGTGTAGGATCAAATGCTCTGAAAGTTGTAGATTGAATCTTACCTTCAGTGTATTGTGATGTGTCTTCATACAAGGTATTCTGAACAGTTGCTCCATGTATTGCACAGAGTAATGCTCCTCCTAATATACCTGCTACACCCATCATGTGAAATGGATTAAGAGTTATATTGTGGAAACCTTGAATAAAGAGAAT